GATATTCTTTCTCATCTTGTTTTGGGAGGAGTGGCCTTTTCAGATTCTTTGAACCATGCTTGGTCATATAATTCTCCGGTTTTCATAAACCAATGTTCTGCTCTTCTTCTTGGCTTTAGTTCGGGGTTTTTTTTGTCTCCCCAATGAAGAAGTTCACGACGAAAATCATCATACATATGGGTAAGGTCAATATCGTCATTAATTGGTCTAGTCATTATTTCTGTCAAATTTGGATATTTATCAATTCTGCCATATTTGTTTGTTTGATTATGAAGAAGAGAAAATAGCCCAGACTTCTCTCTGTCACTCAAATATCTATAGTTTGGATAATCCTTCTTAAAGCCTTCATCAAAAACAGCCATGTTCTTTTTTAGAGCAGCCAAACTTTCTTCTCTTGTAATTGTATCTCCCATTCTAACTGGATTTCCAGTTTTAAGATTCACAATAAAACCATGACCATAAGTAGGAATGCCTTTTGAATCACGATAAGCATTTGTCTTAAAGGCTTCTAACTTCTCAATTAATTCAGGCCCCATGGTGTCATACCAATTAACTTTTGGCTGTGCCGCCTGAACCTCAGGCTGTGCCGCCGGAACTTTTGGCTGTGCCGTCGGAACCTCACCAAGTTTTCTGAGTTTCAACTGAGCCAGCATAGGGTTCAGAAATGCAAGTGAATCATCCATGGTTTGATAGTTTAGAAAGGAATTTGACCCTGACGAACTCAAAGAGTTCAGGGGCGAAAGAACCAGAAACAGCGCAAAGCACAGACTTATACATCTCGGAAATGTCGAGTTCATAGGCTGCAAAATGCACAAGTATGCCGACAATGGAAGCCGCAAATATCTTGCGACCCCATACGAACACGGCGAACTTCTCATTGGTGAACACAAGCCGCGCTATCATTCCCAAAGCACCAAGCACGCCCATGAGCCACCCGGCTCTCTTGAACTCGTCGACAATCTGGGAATATGACTCTTGCTCGCTCATCTTGTGGCCCTTCTTTCCAAGTCTGGCCTTGCCGCATTAAAGTCAATTCTAATGCCGCCAGACTTTTCAGCCTCAAGAACCGCTTCCTGCGCCTCTTGCATCTGTTCAGCCTTCTTGACAAGGATGCCCTTTGGCGTGAACACCAAGAACTGAATGTTTGGCATTTTGCCGATTCTGGGGCCAATCACCTTGAAGCCAGGACCCACATTTACGTCCTTATACATGAGTTCGGCAATGATGTATCCGGACTTGTTTACCCAAGTCTGGGTGACCGCAGCCTGTGCAGCCTGCATGTTCTTGTTGATTGTCTCAACATAGGTGTTCACGACGGCATTGACATCTCTTGAGCCAGCAGGCTGTCCGGTAATCGGGACATTCTTTTCACGCTGTTCCAAGAGTTGCTTCTTGGTGGCTTCAATGAAACTGTTGTAAAGGGCTGCGTTTTCTAGCCCAGACTGCTGTTCCAGAATCCTGGCTTCTGCTTCAGAAACATTCTGGGAGTATAGGTCATAATCGGCCTTTTCTTTCAAGAATCTCTCGAAGGCGACATCATAGTCCTGTAGGGCTTGCAGCCATTCGGCATTAGTGCCGTATTCGTCTTGGAACGGCTTTCTTGGTTCTGTTGGTTCTACTGGCTTTTTAGACCAGGTTGTTCCCCTGTCTTTTCTCATCTGTTCAGCCGCACGATTCGCCTCTGCAGCATGTTCTGCGGCCTTCTGCTGGTCAAAGTCCAATTCGTTGAGCCAGACTGAGAACATTCCTTCCTTTTGGGCCCTTTCGTCAAACTTGAGAATCCACTCCTGAACCGCACGGGTCTTTTCTGCGGCAACAGCCTCGTTGTCAGTAGGAAGAATGTCAATCTTGTCTGCTCCAAGTTCATTTACCATTCTCTGGGTAATGTCATTGGACGAGACAAGGCCGACGGTCCTTGCAAGGTGTCTCTTGAACTCCCAATAAGCCTTGTTTTTGCTGGCAAACCTTGGACGAAGAAGTTTGTTTGCTCCGGCATAGTCCCTTTCCGTGACCTGCCATTCAAAGAATTCCTGTCTTATCTTGCGCCATTCATTGTCAGAAACTCCGGAAAAATACTTCTGTCTGTATTCATCAATCATCTTTTCATCAAAGACGAGTTCTCTGATGTCCGAGGTTCTGGCAAAATCTGCGGCCGCTTGGACTGCGGCGGGGTCCAACTGACGCTTGCCCTTCTTATCAGGCTCTCTGGAATAAACGTCAACATTGGCAAGGATTCTGGTGTCGTTTTCAACATCAATCAAATCCCAACCCTTGGTTGACCGTCTCAATTCCCACTTTCCAGTCTGGTCGACAAATGAAGTTCTTGCTCCGTTGTAAAGTTTGGTGCCCCTGGGAACCCAGCCTGCCGTGTGCATTGCCATTTCAACGCTGTTGTTTAGAATGGGCTTCCCGGAGACAGGATTTCTGTAAGAATGAGACGAGGCCCCGGAAAACGCCTCGTCAATGGTCTTGAATACAGCCCTTTTGCCCTTGAGGTCATTCACGGCCTGACCAAGGGGGTCAAGAAGAACGTATTCTACGCCACTCAACTTGCCCTTGACTCTGCTTTGCACCCCCCAGACGACATACCCGGAAGGATGATTCCACGCTTGAGTCAGTCTCACTCCTCCAAGATTATGCTGTGTTCTGATTGACTCCAGACCAGCCGTGTCAACTCTCTGCCATGCGTCTCCTTTTGAGTAGGCAATCTGCATCCATCCGTATGCGGCTCCGGAAATGGGCCAAACAGAATTTTGGTTGTTGAGCGTATGTCTGCTCAAGCCCATCAGCCTATCAAGCCGAATTAGCGTGAACGCCTGCCTCGTGTCAAACATCGGAGCCGAACCAAGTTCTGACCTGTCCTTAGCCATCATGTCAGCCAGCATCTCCTGTCTTTCAGAAGGAGTGAACCCTTGTTCAGCAAGTTTTCCTTCAAGTTCTGAAATCTTTTCTGCAAGGTTTTCTCTCTTCTTTTCAGAAGTGGTCAAAAGAAGGTCTCTTTCAGACTTCTTCAGTTCAATCCACATGTTGTCTGGAGTTCCAATGGTCCTGTGGATGATGCCAGCCATCTTTAGCGCCACCTTCTTGTTTCCTCCGGCATACTTCTCAAGAAGCACCTCGTAAGTCCTGTATTCTGGAGCAGTTTCCTTCGTGTCTCCGAACTTTGAAGTGGCGTAGTTCTGATATACGTCGTTCATCGCCTCATTGAACCTGTCAAGGGTCCCGAACAACTGAACCATGTCTGCGTTGCTCCAAGAATAACGCTTTCCGTCCTTGTCTGCCAATTTCCCATACCAAGAAGCCCAGGTTCTTTCCATTCTTGCTTCATGGTCAACGACCCACGCATATATCTGAGGTCTCGAGAAGAACTGCTTTTCTCCGTCCTTGCCAATCTTGAACATTCTTTCTCCTTCTGCGTTCAAGGAACTGTCCTTGATGACAATCATGAACGGAGTGAAAACAAGCGGCCTTGTTCCATCTACATATCTGGAAGACTTAGAAGTGGGAACTTGTGCGGTAGTCCCAGGACCAACACCAGCGGTTGCCGCTTGGTATTCCGCAGTAAACACTCCGTTAAAACCCGGCTGTGCGGCATCTGGATGGATGGTTGATGCGTTGCTAAGAGACTCCAACATCGTCATGGTGTTGTTGAAGGTGAACTGATTCATCGCATACAGTTCTCCCTTCTGGCTCTGGTTAAGTTTGTCCTGCTGTCTAATCCACTCAATTATTCGGCCTGCCTGTTCTGGGGTGGGCTGACCGAACAGAGCGTAACTGTTTCCATTCTTTCTGATTTTGAATCCAAACTTATCACCATTTCTGTCTTCTCTGACAGCCATTCCAACGAGGTCTCGGACAATCTCGTTTTCCATGTAGAACAAGTCTTCGAACTTCCTCTTGAAATTCGTGAGGGCTCTTTTTTCCTGCGGACTTGAAAGCCTGACAGGGTCGTTTCTGGGAGAAAGCCAATGCTTTCTTCCCGTGGCAAGAAGATAGGTGACAGCAAATCTCCGGTCTTCTTCATTCAGAGAGTTTTCAGCCTTTTTGAGCCTGTCAATGCTGTATGGGTCATCCAGAACGCTTACTCCAACCACGCCTCTTGTTCCACGCTGTGCAGCATCAACCCAATATCTGCCTTCAACCGGAATGTTGATGATTCTGCCGTATTCGTCGTGCATGACCCCCTGCTCCCAGAACTGGGACGGATTTTTAGAGTCATTGTTTTTGGCAATAAGACCAATTCCGCTGGCTCTTTTTCTGGCGACAACAGACTGGAAACTCTCAAGGAAGCCAAGGGGAGAGAAGTAATTTACGAAGTTTACTATGTTGTGTATGGATGCTTCGACTCTGGTAATGTCCGGAGAATTGACATCAAGGTATGCGAGGTCGATTCTGTCCTGCATCATAATGTCCACAAGGTTCAATCCTCCAAAGACAAACTTATTCCAATTTCTGAACGCTCCATTTTCAGAGACCGAAGGAGTAGTATTCCAAGTTCCAGTAGAAGACATGGCAGAACCATAGGCCATTCTGCTTGACTGAGGATTGGACATCATGTGCCTCTGGACATACATCTGACCAAAGACCTCGGCAATCACGGCCTGCAAATGGCGAGTGTCTCCCTTGTTCTGCCTCCAATTCCTAACTCCAAGTTCCCATCTTGCAAGGAATTCAGCCTTTGCGTGTTTAGAAAGGGTGTCAGCATAGGCCTTGGCAAACTTTCCGAACAAATCAAGATTGGTCTCGGCGTTTCCTGTGATTCCAGGGGGAGACTTCTCAAGTTTGCCTTCTTTGTTGTAAAGGCCCTCGACCCAATTGCCGTTCTCATCAAGAGACCATCCGCCAAGAATGTCCCGATTCATCTGGACTCTTACTTCTCTGAAGTCTTGAGAAAAATGAAGAGCATGGGCAAGTTCTTCATAAACCGTCTCGTATCCTCCATAACGGACCGGCCCACTCAACTTTCCTGTGGCGGGGTCTATTTCGGGAACAAACGTCCTTTCAAGGAAGTGCTTTGGGTTGATGTAGATTCTGGGCTTTACGATAGTAAGGCCGGTTTCGGGGTCATATACGGGGGCCTCCCAGATGGTGATGCCTTTTCTTGCAATTACGAAAGACCCGTCGGCAAGGCCAGTAATCAGTCTGTCAGAATAAGGAGTGACTTCAGAAAGTTTCATGAGAGGTCCAGCCTCCTCGTCCAATTTCAGAAGTTCGTTGTCAATTTCGACAAGCCTGGCGTTGTCATTCTGAAGTCCCTTGATAACGTCGGTAAGTGATTCCTTCCAAGCGATGAACTTTCCTGCAATCTTCTGATTGATTTCGGGGAACGAAGAAAGAGGCTTGCCATCAATCGTCACGCTCTGAATTATCGTCTGCTCTGTCGGCTTGCCATTAACGTCAACATTGATGTTCGCCACTCCGACTCTTTCGGGCGCAATTCCGGCTTCCGAGATGATTACACGAAGGGCGTTTTTCATCTCATCAAGTTTCTTCACCCTTTCCTGAAGTTTGATTTTCTCTCCATTAAGTTCAGTCTTCGTTGTCTCAATCACGCTGAGTCTGAATTTCGCAAGATTTCCCTCTTCAACGGAATTCAGAAGTTTTACGGCATACTGCTGGGCTTCTTCTCCGGAAAGACCCTTTGCGTTCTGTTCTTCAACAAGAATGTCAATGAATCTCTGTCTGAGTTCTGGATTGGTCTTCAACTCGGTAGAAGTTGAAAGGTGAACGATTGCGCTAAGCGTGTTTTCGCCAACCCAATTGACTTCTGCTCCTGACTGATAGAGTCTGGCGATCAAGTTTACGCCTCTTGCGAATTCAATGTCAGCAAGTTGTTCTGGACTGAACTTCAGAACTCCTCTTCCGGGAAGTTTATAGGCTTCGTTTCTCCTATCAACCAACTGAGTGACAACCTTCATGACTTCAGCCTGCTGTGCCTCTCCAAGAGTCTTCAAGGTCTGCTGAATCTGCATCAAGTCAAAGTTGGCTCTTTCCTTTACTCCAAGGGTCGGATTGAACTGCTTGTGCATCATGGAGGTGAACATGCCCGTTCCTTTCATTCCGAACGTGAATCCAGAAGGAAGACCTGCAAGCCTGGTGTCATTTGCCCAAATCATTGCTTCGCCAAATGCCATCGTTCCAAGCGTTCCAACGGAAAGGTCTACGCCTGCACGAAGCGCTCCGAATCTTGAAACAGCGTCATACCTTGATGCAATTACATACCTTTGTTTTGTGATTTCCATCTCTTTTTCAAGAGCAGCAATTTCAGACTTCTTTACGTTGCTCTTGTTTGTCAGCATCAGTTCTCTCTTGTTGGTGAGTTCTGTAAGTTTTTCAGAATACCTGTTCTTGAGCGTCTGTGAAGCGACAATGTTGTTGCCTTGGTGCTTTCTGAGTTCTCCAAACCAGTCAAACATAGCCCACATCGCCTGCTCTGTGTCTCCAATCAAAGCGCCAAGCCCAATCCACAGATTCGCTGCAGACAAGTTTTCGTATGCTCCGCCGGTAGACATTCCGGTTCCAAATCCTCCCGGAAGATTGGGAGAATGGGCAACGGGGCGCATGATTGACTGGACTTCTTGAGGATTGACTCCAGACGTTCTGAACACCCTTCTGAGAGCCTCATGAATTCCGCCAACGCCCTTTGCAAATCCAGCAAAAAATCCTGAAACGCCCTGACCAACAAACGACGCAGCCATCAAGTCAATTCCAAGGTTGTCGGAACCTCTGAAACCAGCCTTTCCTTCCGTCTTGACCCCCCTCCAGGTTTCTCCTACTTCAGAAATCAAATCAGCGACTTCTTTCTTGGTAAGAGGCTGAACGGGGATTCCACCGACAGGAACGGAGGGAATTCCCTGTCTGAGACGCTGGTATACCTGTGCGTCAGAAACTTTGCTCCAGTCGACGGCAGGTTCCGCTTGTTTCAGAATTTCCCTCGCCTTCTTCATGGTGAGTTTTGAGGATGCTGAAAGATTGGCATCCCACTTTCTTCCTTCTGCAAGAGCCTGGGCAAGTTTCCTTCTCATGCTGAATGAATTTTGAGCATGCTCAACAATCATCTCCTCGACGTTTTTCAGCATGCTTTCCGGAACAGCCTCAAGAGCATTTGTGGCAGGGTTCATCCAGGCCTTTTCTCCCTTGAAAACTCCTTCAAGTATTTCAACGTCAGAGAGTTTCCTTCCAGCAATCTTTTCAAGTTCAGCACGAGTCGCTTCAATCAATGACTTCACGTCTTGAGGAAGTTCAATTCCCTTTCTTGAAAGATATGCGGCATTCGTGAGAATGGCCTTTGATTCGCCTTCAATGATTGCATACATTGACTCAGCGGCAATTGCCTTTCCAGCGGAACGTCTGAATGCGGCAGTAAGGGCGCTTTTCCCAGCGCCATAGACCAAGAACGCATCAGCCCACATTGAAGTGCTGAAACCCAACTGGCTGTCATACCAATCAGAAGGAACAACCATTCCGTCTTCAGACCATTCTCTGAACTTGTCCTGCAATCTCAAGGACTGGCTCATAACGAACATTCTGGCGGCGACATCCTGGGCCTTCATGTTTGCCTTGTCTTCCGGCTTTACTAGGTTCAGATAGGTTTTCGCATTCTGAACCTGCGCGTTATACATGAGGGAATTGGGGTCAGTTGACCCAAAAAGCATGTAAATGGAAGCGGTGCCTTGCAGCATCCCGTCAAACAAAGCAAGACCGCTGGCAAGACCACGTGTATCCATCGAAATGCCGCCCCTTTCTTCAATCTTCCTGTAAAGGGCCATCACCCTTTCAGCCTGAGCGTCTGGAGAAAACGGCAAAGACTCAGGAAACTCCATCATGGCCTTCCTGTCGGCTTCAGTCATCTTGAACTGCCTAATGCGATAATTGTCAGAGCGCTGCCCATATCCATTTTCACGCCAATTGTTGAATTCATAGATGAACTTTGCCTTCAGTTCAGCATCTTCTCCTGTGGCGTTCTTGAATCTTTCAGACCACTCAAACTCCGGATATCCTACCGCTTCAATCGACCTGTCCCAAGTGTTGAAGACGTGATGAGCAAGATGACCAAGACCGTTCACAAAGTTATTCAAAAACCCTGCTCCTTTTTGCGACCTTGCCCATTTCTCCCATCTTTCAAAATCCTTCACGTCAATTGGGCTTGAGTAATCAAGTTTCCTTCCAGAAAGAATCTGAGGGGGAAGCCATTCCGCACGCTCAATTCTGTCTGGGCGAGAATGAGTCCAATGCTCCATAAGTCTGTCATAGACCGAGGTTCCGAACTTGACAGAATGAGGGTTCTTTGCGTGCTTTACGAAAAGGTCTTTTTCGTCCTTTGATTTGAATATTCCGTTTGCTTCAAGATATTCGGCAAAAAGAGCAGGATTGTCTTCAAAGTCATCCGGACTTGATTCAATGAGTTCAAAGATGCCGTCATTAATCATTCTTTGAGTCATGAACTCAGCCCTTTCGTTGTTCATGACGATGTTCGACATGATTTCATTGGCATCACTTCCAAATGAAGTAATCCAAGCAGCCTCCCTGTTAAAAGGGAAGATTACCTTGTCCCTGTCAAGAGGAAGAGAGTCGGTTCTAAGGCCACGCTTAACGGCTTCAAGTTGTTTTGCTTCAAATTCAGCAACACGCTGGTCGTAGTTCTTCTTATACGCCAAGGCAGCCTCAAATCTTTCAAAATAAGGACGAATGGAGTTGTTTCCTCGAAGACTCGTTATGAACTGAGCGTTTTCTTCCGTGTCTTTCTGAACATGTCTGGACGGATAGAAAGTCCAGATGTCTCCGGGAACTGGCTCTGGGTTCGGCGTAGCACCAAGTCCAAACGTTGCCTCCCTGTTTGCCTTTGAAGCGGCATTGGCAAGGACAACTTCTGGAATCGTAGAAGCAAGAGTGGAATTGCCATTTACATCAGGAGGATTGACTTCCTTGTTCTTGATGACTTCAGCAAATGACGCAGCCCCGGCAGCAGCCTTGGGCTTTGGAGTGATTTCTGCCATATTACTTTAATCTAGCATCCACGAGATTAGTCAATTCAGAAATGCCCATTTGGGACTCTCTGGTAAGGAATTCCTGCCTAATCTGAGGATTGGCTCCGAGCGTGCCTTCATAGACCCTGTTCACCCTGTCAAACACGCCCTTAAAGGCAGCAAAGTCTTCCATGGTGAGTTTCTTGCCAAGAACCTTTCCAAAAGTCTGATTGTAATAGTCAAGAGAATCTTCGGTCATTCTCATGTTGTTTCTTTCCATGGTCTTTGCATGAGCCATGATGACCGCCATCGTAAGCAGTTTGATTCTAGCAAGGCCTCTTTCAGACAATGAGAAGATTTCTGCCGGGTCAGGAACGTTCTTCATCAGAATTTCCTGCTCAAAGTTTGAAGGATTGCCGCCGCCGATGAAAGCGGTTCTGATGGAAGCAATAAGTCCAGAACGAAGCGGTTCTGCGGCGTTGATTTGTTCATCTCTGAACTTTGCAGTAAGAGAACCAGCGATGCTCATTTCATTTAATTTCTTGAATCTCCCAAACAACTCAACAAGAGAGCCGCCAAGTCCGTCCATTGACTCATTGACCTTGAACACGCTTCCAGCAACATCTTCAGTAAGCGTCTTTACAGTCGGAAGTCTCATTCTTCCCATGATTCCGGCAACAGAAGAAGCACGAAGAGCGTCAGAAAGGGCCCATCTCTGATATTCTGCGGCAGAAAGAGTCTGTTTTCTTCCGTTGATGGTTACGGGATAACCAGGGAAATTGTATACACCCTCGGCAACCCAACCCTTGTAAACCTGCTTGTCGTTTGTTCCGGTTCCAATCCATCTCTGGAACTCTCCGGAAATGGCTGAAATTTGCTGTCTTCTGCTTTCTCCAAGTCTTGAGACTTCGGTTAGTTGGGCAAGGGTGTCAGATTCTTCCTTCAGTCTTGCACTAAGTGCTGCGGCTCTTTCTGCCATCTGCTTGGGTCCGGTAGGACCTTCATTCCAAGCGTCAAAGACACGCTTTTTGTTTTCAAGATTATCTCCAAGCGCTCTGATTTTTGCCAATTGTCCCTTGGCAAACTCAGTAGACAGGTCGCTAGGAAGGGTCTTGGTCAAAAAGTCTATCTCTTTCTGCATTCTATCAATGTCAGCAGCATGCGGATTGATGATTGGGCTTGTTGCTTCTGAAAGTTGCCTTACAACCTCGGCCCTCTTAGCGTAAGCAGACGCAAGCCTTTCTTCAAGTCCTGCGCTGGTTTCAGCAAGAAAAGCGGTATTGTCCTTCTGAACGACATCTCCAAGAATCACCCAATCATTGGTGCTCATCTGATGGTCATTGACAAACTGCACGTCCATAGCGCCGACGGCCCATCCCTGCGGCGCTGAAGTTTCAGACCTGTCTCTGTTCACATAGGCATAAGCCTTGTAAATCTTGTCAGCAATCTTTGCGTTTTCCTTGGTGATGAATCTTGATTTAGCATCTCTGATTTCCTGCGCAGTAGGAGAAATCTTTCCAAGAAGGTCGGAGTTTCTCATCGCCCAGAACATCAGATGACCTCTTCTGAGGTCTTCAAGCATGGCCTTTTCTCCAGCAGTTCCTGCGATGGCAGAATCCTTCTTGAGAACTGGCATGCCCTGATGAATGTCAAACATGTCAGAGTTTGCGATTAACTCGATTCCGCCGTCCGCCTTGGGTTTGAACGTGTAGTTTACGTCAACATTGTTGAAGTCCTTCACGCCTCTGTCGAGGGTCAAAGGAAGGTTCAGAAGGGACGTAAATTCAAGTTTCGACGGAGTTTCAGCAGGACCGACAGTTTCAGTTCCTGCCGGAGCATTAGGAGGAGGCGCTTCTCCGCTGAACGCTTTTACTGCAACAGGAATTCCAGCCATGCGAAGTTCATCTCCGCTGACATTCTGGCTGGTCTTTCTTCCTCCGTTAGCCTCCGAGCCACCGTTAGCAGGCTTGGAGGCTTCATTAGGGTTTCGTCTAACAGGTCCTCCAATGGTGTCAATCGTCTGCATCGAATTAAGCCCACCAAATACATTTGGGTTATTGGGATAAGTCGTAGTAGAATTGATTGGAATGCCAAACAGAGGAGGATAAGAAGAAGTTGAAGGCTTGGATTGGTTAAGAAGTCTTTCAGCCATCGATGCCTGTTCTTTCACAAGCCTGTCGAGGGTTGCGCCAAACCCGGAAAAGGTCCTTACCTTTTCATCATATTCCTGCTTGGTGAAAGGCGGAGCCTTGCCTTCAGCAACAGCCTGGTTGTATGCCTTGATTTCAGAATCAATTGGAGACATTCTTTCACGAAGAGAAGTAATGGCAGAGGTCACAGCAAGCCTTCCTTCGGATTCCGTCTTTGAAAGCCTGTCAGCGGCATCCCTCGCTTCCTGCAACTCAAGTTTGCGGGCCTCATTCGCATTCTTCCCGGCGGTGGCAAAAGCAGTCTTGTTGGTCGCATCAATCTCCTTCTCCTTGAGTTTCATTTCTGAGTCCTTCATGAGCATGTTGGCGATGTTTGCGCCCATGCTGGCATACATGTTGGCTTCCTGTGCGACAGATTCCATGTATCCTGCTGGAATGGGAGACATGTTCATGCCAGCGTATCTGGCAAACATACCGCCCTGTTGAGGTTGATTAGGCATGATTGGTAAGGATTGAGGTTAGTCTGGATTCGTAACGATTGATGGCGAAGTCCATCGCCTTGCGGACAGCCCACTTAATCAGCGGCTTGTCAGAAATGAACTTGGCGAAATCTTCGCCGTGATTTGCGTAAAGGTCAAACAGCCAGTCGGGAG